CCAATTAAAGAAGAACCAATTAAAGATGGTTACCACGACCATGGGAATGATGCGTTTAGATATTTTATTACTAATCGCTTTCCAATGAAAAATAAAACAATGAAAAGGATACAAAGATGATAAATCAAATAATTAGAGATAAATTAACAGAAATAAAATTGTTAAACTCTCAATTAAGAAGAGATGAAATAAGAAAATATTTAGATTATTACTCAGGGACATCTTTAGAAAATTATATAAAAAGATATTTCTCTGGAGATGCTTTTTCCGAAATACCTCCATCTATAACTAATTTTACTAGAAAATTTATTAATAAAATTAGTCGTATTTATACATTAGGGGCTAAAAGAACTACAGGCAACCAAACTGAATTATACGAATCTCTTACTCCGACTAAAGATGTTAGAATGAAACACTCTGAAAGAATGACAAGATTAATAGGGACTATTGCTAATAGAGTATTTTGGAAAGATAGTAAATTTGAATACAGACCTATTTATTACTTTGAAACCTATTTTGGAGAAGACCCATTTGTGCCTGAAGCAATTATATACCCTTTGTTAAATAAATCTTCTGATTTATCAAATACTACAGAACTGCAATGGAATTATTGGGATAATGAAAAATACGCTATTATCACAGAGGATGGCAAGGTTGTAAGTGAAGAAGAAAATGTGTATGGAATTTTACCTTTTGTTTTTACACATCGTGAAGACCAAATGGATTCTTTTTTTGTAGAAGGTGCTAGTGATATTGTTAATTGCAATGAGCAAGTCAATATTGGATTGACTGAAATGAATCTAGGTATGAGGTTTAATATGTTTGGACAACCTTGGGTTACTGGTTT